AGAATTTGGCCCCATTTTATACGGGATGAATTGTACGTAGATGTTCACTGTACTACCTGTTGTCAGTTTAAAGTCACTTGGTAACCTCTGACCTTGGCTATCTGCTAACACAGGCTTATGTGTAAGATTACCGTTATATTGGCCCTTTATAGCAGATTTATGTTTATACATACCGTCATCTTCCTTGACAAATGGTATGGCTAACTTGTCAGGTGCGCCCTTTGGTCGGTTCGCATCGTAAGCCGCAGACATAGCTTTGTGCAGTTTCTGTGCCGCGTCTTTGTTCATGCGAAACTCTATAGAATACTCCGCATTATCTTCTCTAGGCCCACAAGGTATAGTACGTTTAACCTTATCGTTAAAGTGGTACGTCTGGTCTATCTTAGGCCATAGGGCTTCTACATTCTCAATCTTATATATTTCCATTATCGCTCTCCTTCCAGAGGTTTATAAATATTATACATCTTCATCCAAATCAAATTCCATTTGGTCTTCTTCTACTTCAACTTCAACAGTTTGTGGTGTTGCAGCTACTTCTAAGTCATTACTGACATCTTCGCGTGTATTAACCTTAGTGAGTGCTGATTCTACATCTGATACACGAAATCTATATGTAGATCCCACCTTTATATAGGTGTCCTCTGGTATGTGCTTTTGTCTCACCCATGCACGTACCGTAGATATGCTAACCGAAAAATGTTTAGCTAAATCTTCTATGGGTACAAATGATTCACTCATTTCTTTACCTTCCTTACAGTGATTACTTGTTCCTTATCTATCTTTAAACTAGGAGGAACATCGTCTGGGTTTTCTTCTAAGAACTGCCTCACATTAGTCTGATTCAAACGCTTATCAAAAAATTCTGGGACGTTATGCTTTCTAATAAACTCATACATTAAATCCCAATCATCTGTGTAATATTTCGTTTTAATAGACCTAAAGAACAATCCTTCTGAAGTCCTTACGCTCTCAGTATTGTGTCTATCACAATGGTCGAGCAACGCTCTTTTGATGCTATCTTGCTGTCTTATCAGTATAGCATCTGCTTCTTTGTACTTCGCTGATAATGCTGATCGTTCTGCACGTATCTTAATGTACGTTTTAGTCAGCTTATCAGGAGTTATTTCACTACTCATACTACCCTCCTCTGTGCATTGAGAACTTACATATAGTATCTATTAATACATTAGTCAAGTATTTCTTTGTATAAATTAATTAAATCTGCGTGGACGTTAATTCTTTTATCTAATAACTTGTAAACGTGTTTTTCAGCGGCAGAACCTTGTAGTTGCACCACTGTACATTTATGTTTCTGCCCTGACCTGTGTACCCGTGCATTAGCTTGATCGTAAGTTTCTAATGAGCTTGTCGGCCCCCACCAGACCACTGTGTTAGCGGCTGTTAACGTAACACCATGTGCGGCGGCTTGTGGTTGAATCACCAACACGCGTGGATCTTTAGTTGTTTGGAAAGTTCTAAATATTTCTGTCCGTCTAGGTACAGATACACTACCTTGAATCACTTCAGTTGTTATGCCATCAGTTCGTAGTTTTTCTGTGAGTATTTCTATAGCGTGTTTAAAGGGTACAAATATTAATATCTTTTGGCTTGATTCATCAATGACTTCACGTAGTACTTTATATCTGTTTCTAATATCAAACTCTAATATACCCCCTGCATCAGTGTATACAGCCCCAGATGAAATCTGTAGTAGTTTATTAAGGCTCACCGCCGCGTTCATAGCGGTAACTTCTGCCCCTGTAACTTCCATAATCATTTTATTTTTAAGTTCTAGGTAGTATTTCTTTTGTTGTTTTGTTAACTCCACTTCTCGTTTGGTATACACCATCGGGGGTAAATCAAGGCACTCTTCCTTCGTAAAACGTATGGCAGGTTGCAACGAGTTGAACACAATTTCTGTTGCGGCGGGTTTAACTATCCATCTAAATTGAGAAACCCTCGTCATAACCTGATCTTTAAATGACCCAAAAAACCTAGGAACTAAATTTTTGTTTACCATTTTTGCAAGGCCATACGCGTCTACAGGGCTTTGCGCGGCAGGTGTACCTGTCATCATCCACAGCCACATATCGTCTGTTAGCAGTTTATTAAGTGTCTTCCATCTGGTTGTTTGTGCATTTTTATAGTGTGTTGCCTCATCTACAACGACTAAGTCAAAGCCACCTTTCTTTATCTCATCAGCTACAATAGCGACACCATCATAGTTGATAATTACATATTCAGACCCTTCTCCAATAATTTTTTTACGTTTATCCGCAGAACCATACGCTACAGATACTGTCCTGTGAGTAGCAAAGGTAAACAAGTCATCACGCCATGCGCTATCCATGATTGACAGCGGGCAGATAACCAACACCCTACGTATCTTCCCTTGTTTCATTAGAAAATCTGATGCCCATATTGCACTAGCTGTTTTGCCTGTGCCTTGTTCATTAAAACAAAATGATCTTTTATTCATTGTTAAAAAAGCGGCTGTAGACTTCTGGTGTTCAAAAGGTTTGTATCTACCTGTCCACTCGTACCTACCTTCAATAGGTGAAGGTACTTTTATATTTAACTTCTTGAGACTCAGTGCTTCTTCAAGTCCCCAATTAACCAATACTTTATTATCCGCTAATTCACGGCTTTTGGGTATTACATTCGTTACCTTGTTAGGTTCACGTAATCTAAGTAACACCGCTTTATTATTAATAATGTCCAAACTACTCGCTCCATATTATGTCTTCTTTTTCTTTTTCTTTTTCTTTTGTCCGTTTCTTGCACGGTTCTTTGAAGGGCTTTCCAGTCTAGTGCCGTCTTTGTTACTGCCCCCCTTACTTAACATCTTCTTATGGCTTACGTCTTTACCTTTGCGGTTTATTCCTTTTTTATCGTAAGCACGTCTGGCACGTTGCCGTTCCATTCTGTCTGGGTGTTCCCCACGTTCCTTTTGTTTTTTGTATTCTTTCTTGTAGGGTCTAGGTGATTTAGTATAGGCCATCAGTTACTCCCGTTGTATACGCACTCTATTACAGCGCAATGTCTTTTACATAGACCACTGGGGTGGGCGTTCCAAGTATCTGTTTCATAAGCCACCTCCATACGTCTAAACTTAGATAACCATTTATCCCACAAAGAGTCTATCATGTCATCAGTATATTTGTGTTTTACAAACTTTTTAGCTTTTGTAAAAATTAGCGCAGCATTAATAGTTTTTATTTCGGGAAAGTATTTAAACGTAGCTAAAGCCATAAGTTCTAACTGCCCTTTATCTGCATACTTAGCAGACTTACTTGTTTTATAATCCACGATCCACGCGGTGCTACCGTCTGTAATTACGAGATCAGCTATACCTCTCCACCAAACGTCTTTAGACATGAAGCCACAAGGCTCCAGTTCCTGGGTCAAACCCATTTTTATTTCTGTAATCTTGTTACCACGTCTTCTATTAAGTGCTTCCAGGACATCTTTCATGTAAGCAAACTTAACAGGCACTGGTTTCCCATCTCTAATAAACTCCTCAGCCGCAAGGTGAGCTTCAGTTCCATAGCGCATGGCATCTGTTTCGGGTTCAGAATAGTCTTTAGCTATCTTCATGTGATAAAACTGTTTAGGACACTGCTCGAAAGATTTCAGCCTACTAAACGACCACGGTGCTATACTCACTCACAATCTCCGTATGTTTTGCCTGTTCCTGACTCACAATTAATCGGTAAGCCTTTCGCCCAATGAGGTGTCCAACGCATACATTCTTCGATGTATTCCCGCGCTTCTTCTACTTCTGCGTCTGCTACACAGCAGACAATCGAGTCATGTACTGTCAACACAACACGATATTTCTTAGCTATATTTAACATTTGTTCGCCAATTATGCAACGTGCTATCGCTTGGCAGACATTCTCTATGACCTTACCGCCATATATTCTGGTGCGACCACGCCTTGTTTTATAGTCAAACTCTACACCTTTGTCTGTCTGCGTAAACTGTAAATCTCCGTAACCCAACTTCAAACCAGAGGGTAGTAGCATCGCTCCATCAACCACTTGTATTACCCCATCTAACCCAAACTGTATGTTTTCTCTGTTAGATAGACCTGTAAGCATATGTTGTGCATCTCTCCATAACTTGTTTATTTTCCAATTAGCTTCACGGTATATGTTTATGACACGCCGTGCTTCTGCTAGTTCTATATCAAAACCAAATGTCTTCAACTGAGCTTGGAACTTAACAGCACCCATACCATACCCTGCACCAAGAATTGTAGTCTTACCCACAAACCTCTGTTCCTTAGTAACATCTTCTTCGGAGACTCCATATATACGAGAAGCCATCTTCTTGTAAACATCTTCTCCTGCGGTAAACGCTTGAGTTAGATCATCTTGCTCTGCAAGCCAAGCCAACACCCTCGCTTCAATCTGTGATGAATCACAATCAATAATAGTGTGCCCTTCTGGTGCAATTATACTTTGTTTGAGTTTCTTACCATTGACACCACGACTCGGTAGGTTTTGCAGATTAATCTTGTCGTCGCCACCCCATCGTCCAGTATGTGCCGCATAATACCTTACAGGTACAGGTAACAGACCACGTTTAGATATATCAATGAACCTCTGCGTCCGTGTCTCTTCTAACGTGCTTTTGTTCCCAAGACGCGCCGCTACTAATTGTTGTACCCTTTCATCCTCATGGTCTTCGAGTACTTTGAACCCCTCGTCTGATTTGGCAAATGCAAACGTCTCCTTGCCTGTAGTAGGTGATAACTTCATGGGGGGCTTCACACCTAACTGCTCTAATAGTTCAGCAAATTTAGGGTTTGACATGAGGTCAGCTTTGTCCACACCTGCGCTGGTCAACAAAGCGTCCTTACGAGAACGTGTTTCAGTGAGGTGATATTCTAGCCCAGCCAGATCTAAATCTAGGATAGGTTCTACAAACATACGCAAGGTCAGGTCTATAAGTTTCATCTCTTTACGAGGAAAGTCTTTAGCCATTATCTTAAAGAGTTCAAAAGTTAGGTCAACATCATTGACACAATAGTCACCGAACTTACTTAGTTCTTCTTCTGAGAAATCTTTCCTTTTCTTTCCAAGGGTGTTCAGTACCTCGTCACCCTTCTCTCCAATACCATATCTTTCAGATAATGCTTTAAGACTACTGCTTGTCTCCACCCCATGAACTGCACGAGAAATGCACAAAGTATCCATATATACTTTAGGGCTAATCCCATAATGCCAATTAAGTATAGCCCCATCAAACATGGCATTGTGAGCCACTACCATAGAGCTTTCCCAGGGGAACTTAGATAGGTACTCAGTAACTTGTTTACGTGTACCACTCGCCCACTCTGTTTCTTGATTGTTTAGCTTAATACCAACCCCAATCACTTCAAAGTTGGGGTCACGTACATACGCTTCAGTTGTCATCTTACGTAAAGATGTTTCCTTGTCATAGAAGGTTTCGAAGTCCAGTGTGATTAAGTCCATCATTCTTCCCCCACGTTATCTTCTTTCGGATAATATACGTCTACATGACACGCACATTTAGGACAGCTTAGGTTAGTTACTATAGACCAATTAGAATCTTCTTCTTCTATGTCGTGATCTCCACCCCATATTAACTCCGTTTTACAGTGCCAACAATTCATCATTCTTCCTCCACTTCACACTCATAAGCAATACCAACGTAGGCCATGATGTCTACGTAGTGGTCTCTCTTGAGTGGACTTGTTCTCCTACGTGCTAACTTTGTAGCAATATGGAACATAGGCACTTCTGATGGTTTTATCTTGTGCCCTGTCATAGCATTAAATATATTTGCTATGTGGGTCATGTTCTCCACAGGGTCACCGTAATCTTTGTTACGCTCACCAGACGTTAGGCGCGATGCTTCATCAAGTAAAACACTTCGGTTAGCTTCTTTCTTGAACTGTTCTTTCACGAAAACTTCTTTTGGTGTGCCAACACGATTTAATGTTTTACTTGCGTAACTATATGAACAACCAACCGCCTTGGTGATCTCATCTGCCGTAGCCAATGGGTTATCTAACAAGTACCCAAATATTTTTTCTTCTACTTTCCGCTTTCTCATTTCTCTCTCCTTTGTTTCGTTCGCCCCCCACGGCAATGGGGGGCTAGATGTATCGTATCTTAATCGGCAATTTCATCGTTAAGGGAAAGATGTAGAAAGGATAACCCAAAAGCTCATCAAAAACTAACAACCATTGCTGTAAAGGATATTTAAAGACCTCTCTCTACTTAGTCTGTCGTATCGTGCCATTGGCTCCAAGGGTCAGGTATATCTTCGTAATCCTTTACGCCAAACAGATTGTTCGCAAGCAATGAACCAACACTATTCATGTTTTCTTCATTAACAACGACAGCAATTCCACCCATCTTCTTTATATCTCGTAAGTTCTTTTCCTGTAATGGTGTAGGCTTGTTCTTACCTGCTTTACATTCAATACCAAAAAACTTTCCTTTGTAGCACCCAACTACATCAGGTACACCGCTACCACCGTAGCCACCTGTAACTGGGTAAAAGTAGTAAGCACCCATAGACTTGAGATGCTTCACCACAATCTTCTTAACTTTTGCTTCAGGGGTCATAGCCATAACATGACCTCGCAACTGGTTTCAAAAAAACTGGCTTCAAAATTTTCACTGGGAGAGCATTGACGCTCCCCCAAGATGTACGTCATTGACGTACTATTCATAAATATGGAATAAATTCTTAGACCTACAACCAACACCTTCGATAACCCCACCTTCTTCAGCAATCAGTAAGACCGCTATCTTATCTTGTACCCATTCGGGTAGTTCATTAATAGAGTTATACGTAGTATTTAGTTTGTTGTCAACGCAAAACATACCAATACATTGTACGTTGACAAGTTTTGTATCAGGATCTACCCGAACACAGTATAACGTATTCATACAAGAATGAAGTACATATCATCACCGACTCTATGTCCAACCCCATCAACATATGTACCTCTTATAGTACTACGCGTGTCTTTCGCTGTTTCGGGTAAAATTCTAAGCACGGCTATGCCGTCCATAATATGTTTCGGTAAATCTTCTTCAGTGTATGTCTGGTTGCACCTATGTAATACCTTGAGCCTATCTTTAGTAACATCGGGTATATCAACAACATCAAACACGTTTTTACCAAGTCGTTCATAGTGGCGTACAAACACAGCAGAACTCTTACGACTTTGTTTTTGTTCTTGCTCTAATGTAACGTACTCCTGCACAGAATTAGCAAAATCAATATTGATAAATTGGTGACCCATAGCAAGTATATTGCTCATCTCACTGTAAAAACTATCATGGTCGTTTAACTTTGATTTTGCTATTCTAGTTTTTTGTGATGCCTGATAACCAATATCTGTATGCTCTGTGCTTATACTAAAGAACTCATCATACGCAAGTTGGTTGATTGTGAAGTTACGTAAATATTTTTTAGCGTTCTTCACCGCCGTAGATAAATTAACAGACGTTGCCATGTGTACTTGGTCTGACCAAGCATACTTACCATTATTAATGTTGTTAGAATAAACTATGTAATGCGGTATTTCTTCGCTTGGATTATCTCTGTGGTCAAAGAAACCTATCCACCCCATTGTATAGGGGTGACCTTCCATATACACGGCTACTTTATTAGCACTGTGTAGATACCCAAACTTGATACCACGTATACCGTTACTTACAGCGTCCATAAAATTCTGTACCTCTCTAAGTACTCCATCATAAGGATCACTACTTAACTGAGGTTGAGATTTACCAAACAGGGGCATTGGTACACCACTGACGCTCTTAACTCTTACTCTCTTATATTCAGCCATTATCCTCTCCTCTATATAATGTTAGTAAAGCCATTACTTCGTTTATCTTTAGGGCAAGCGTTATGTCATCACTAGCCACTGCGTCTACGTGCATCAAACCTAACTTTCGGCTTATGTGGTCTAATACATATTTCTTGCTCACGTCTTTTATCCACCTATCTAATGTATGTTTCTTACCTAATTCAAACATCTTCTCCTCCTCTGTTCCAATACTCATGGTTTGGGCGTTGCATGATAAACTCTTTACGTAGGCGGTCATGTTCTCGTCTAGTTTTAATTATTTTGGTTAACACGTAGGGCACGTAAACAAGTAGTGCCCCCACGTATATTGATATTAGTATTTCAAATGTCATTCTGTTTCCTCCTTTATTTCTGTTAATGTTTCCAACATCAAAAGCAGTTCGCCTTCTTTGTTGGTGGTTTCTCCTTCATCTTTGATGTTATCCCAATCAAACAGAACATAATCATTAGGCGTATTGTGAACCTCTTTAAGCACTCCGCCTTCTATTTCAACAATTACAGTATCATGACATATACCGAGTTCATCTAGTCTATCTTTTTTACTCATCTTCTTTCCTCTCTATGTTATGTACGTCATTGACGTACTATACTCCAAACATACATACGACATACACTATAACGCATATGCATATGAGACCTACTATGTCTTTTACACTTTCCATTACTCTCCCTTTCTTCTTACTACTTGTGGTGGCATGGTGCTCAACAAACCCATCTTTTTATTTACCCACTGATTGTATAATCTACGCAAACGCTTACGATCTTCTTCTGTGAGAACAGTAAATTGTGTACAACTTTCTTCTGTCAAAAAGTCCACCGCAAACGACAACTTATCGTCCTTGTCCTCATTCTTTACTCTCTCAAGATAGTCGGAATTATGGTTGCTTCTTTCATGCCATGAAGTCCAATCATACTCATCTCTACTACGCGCACGTTTAATGTCCAACAAATTGTACATAGTCGTGATATACTCCCAATGGCTTTCGATGTATGGTTGTAACTTCTTTTTAGCTTCTTTATCTACAATTTTCTTTTGAGGTACATACTCAAACGTGTCACCCTGTGGTCGCCAAGTGTGTTCTCCCTGGTGACGTGTAAATGTCAGGTAATTTTTACCATCAACACGTAACTTATCGGTCAGGTCTTCGTTCCAGACATGACTGCCATACAGTGTTTTAGGTAGAAACAACTTTTTGTCTGTGGTCAAAGCATATGGTCTATAATTCGCCTCTATTTTGGACATAGCAACATATTGTTTGCCATTTTCTATCCAGATGAACAGTCCTTTCGGAAGCCAATTCTCTAGGAACGTATACCTAGAATTGTGAGCACCATCTCCTATACCATTGCGGATACGTACGCTCTCGGTGCTACCTTCTCGTGTCCACGTAATCGGTGCGTATCTAGGGTCAAGTTTTGTTTTACGCCATTGGCTTCTTTGAGAATTAAAGATGTCGTCAGTCTGATAACATCCATCGAGCATGATGTAGCAATCATCTGATAACTTCTTTATACGCTCATACTTACGTGATCTTGTCCCCAAGGGTCTCACATCTTGTTCAATCGGGTGGTGCTTAGACCTCATCACTTTGATCTCAGCATACCTCCTCTCCGCATCAGCGAATGAATTAATCTTCGGGTAATTGTCAAATCTTAATACCATTTTATTTCCTCTCTATATTATGTACGTCAATGACGTACTGTTTATAAATCTTTAGAATTAACGTGGACTACTTGTCCAACGTTGGGTGTAGCGTGTTTGTTGTCGATGATGACCCACAACACAGGACAATCCCACTTACCCCAACCACGATACAGGTCACCATCTGTAATAATGATAGCCGCTTGCGGTGTGATTTTCTTATCTTCCATATATTTCGGTACGCACTCTACATCTGTACCGCCACCGCCTACAGGCTTGGTACGAGATACAAAATCATCAAGTTCATCAATGGTGTATGTCTCATCACCCACAACTTGCGTATCCCAATAGAGCATACGTAGCCATTGAGGTTTGACCATCTCAGCGCAATCTTTCACACCGCCCTTGATGATACTCTGCTCGCGGTTACCAATAGAGCCAGACATATCACCACCAACAACAATGCCTTCGATTGTTTCTGACACACCAGAAGGTAATATCACATCACTGTCCATGAACCGCCTGTTGCGTTTAGCGTAGGACGAGTAGTCTGACCCAGAACAATTAGTATACGCAAACTGTTTCAACACCTCACGCCAATTTACAGGGGGTGAAAGTATATCTGATAGATCACGCTTTGCTCCATTGCCAAGTTTACCCGCAGTAATTTCGCCTTGACGTAAGTTCTCATCAATCTCACGCTCCAACTCGTTCTGTTCTTCGGGGGTCATATCTTCTGCTTCATCCCAACCATGTTCATCGAAGCCAGTGCTTTCACCATCACCATCATTAGGTTTACCTCTAGGATCATTTTTAGGATTACCTTTAGGATCATAGATGTCATTGAACACCTTGGCGGTATCCCAACCAAGATACTTGGGGTCATAGCAACCACCATCTATCATAGTGGCAAACCCATCGGAGTTTTCATTGACGATCTCTGCGTTGATAACATAGTCCATTGCTACGTTCGCAGTCGTTGCACACTTCTTTCTCAGATGTTGCCACGTTATCAGGTGACGATACATCTTGTGAAAGTTTTCGTGTAGTACGAGAAACCGCAACTGTGCATCAGTCAACCCTTCGACAAAGGAACGACCATAGTAACAGTCTTTCCCATTAGTATATGCGGTGGGGCAATCAGCATCTTCTTTGATGCCACTCTCACCAATCATAAGTACGCCACCCAACGCGGCGTACCTTTCGTGACCCATGATATCAGAGGTAGCTTTCTGTAGCCTCTGCTCTGGGGTTAGTTTTGCTCCTAGTGATAACATTTTATTTCCTCTCTATATTATGTACGTCAGTGACGTACAGTTATTACCAACCTAGTGTCGGTAGTTGTTTGATTGCTTCATCTATCTCACGCTTAGTCTGCGCACGTAGATGTCCGTCTTCGCGTAGCGCATCTGTAGTAACACCTGATAACGTGTCCTCTAGTTGTGCCTTCATGTCTCGCATCTTCGGATCATTGGTGATGTTAAACGTGTCCAACATATCAAGAACATCTGTCAGATTAGTGACAAGTGTATCTCGAAATACCTTCTTCTGTTCATGGTCACCGTAATCGATGCGGGCAGACATATGTTCGAGTGCGTCATGTAAACGTGTCCACATATCATTCATAGAACCATTGATCTTGGTTTCCAAACTCTGCTCGTATTGTTGCTTGAGTTCCTCCATCGCATCGTTCTGTATGTCCAACCGAAAATCACCTGACTGTGGTATGGGTGAGACAATCAAATTCCACGCAAACTTACGTTGTAACTCGTTTATGCTTGGGTAGTCAGCCTCATTGTACAAATCACCGATCATCTGTTTTGCTTCGTGTTTAGCGTCGATGTACTTCTGAATGAAACCTTCAACAAGTTTCCAGAACATCTGCTCTGCACCCGACATCATCTTGGTATACTCAAAGTAAGCAACAGTCGTACACAAACGTGCACCGTTATCTTCCCACGCCAATGTAGCATTTGAATGTCCATTACGTGTGTTGGCTACGTGTTTCTGGATAGCTATGAGTTCCTCACAATTACCTAGTAACTTCTTATGGACATTCGCCATCTGAGGTATAGCGTTGTTAGTATGTTCCACCTCCTGTGATGCACGTTTATCTTTCTTACGGCCTGTCCAACAAGATGCCTTGAATGTAACAAGCATTGCACTTGACCCTATGCTTGGGATTGATGATGTATTCATTTTGTTTCCTCCTCTTCTCTATCTTGGTTGCTCCAATATTCTACCCAATCACCTTGCTGGTCTTTGGTTAGTTGTTCCCACTCTTCATCGGTCATTGTCCAACCGTCGTTTTCGGGTTTATTAGGATAACTCATTTTGTTTCCTCCTCTTCATTGTATTCTTCATTGTTATAAAATTCATCATAGGCTTCATAGAAATCCTTCTTATACCAATCGTAATGTTCGCAATAATAGTGGACTTCGCCTTCTCTCCAAACTCCCCATTTGCCTATAAAAGAAAAGTAATTATCTTCTAAATCATCTGGGTCATTTCCAAAATCATCATCACCAATTTCGATTGACCCGACCCCTTCTTTATAAAATTCATGATAAGCAAGTGTATCCACTATCTTGTTTGCAAGTTTTAGTGCGTTTTCTCTGTCAAACACTCTTTCTATATCTTCACTCATTTTGTTTCCTCCTCGTTGTATCCAATGATAAGAAAGTTGTAGCCTTGAACGCCTCTATCAAGGTCAATAAGATTAAAATCTGAAATTGTTTTAAGCATATTTTGCTTAGAATCCCAATCAGCTCCAACCCAAATACAATCAGGTATTACATCCCAACCTTCAGCTTTAAGATCTTTCTGTTGTGATTTTGTTAAAAAGTCTTTACTCATTTCTTTAAGTCCTCCTCATTAATTAAATTCCATAGTTCTTCTGCGAACTCTTTGCGACCTTCAAGTATCCCATCCTCAAAGCTATCCACATCTCCTATGTCATCTTTGTATTCAGAGTATGCTTGAAGTTCACCTTCGATGTCGTTGCTTATTTTCTCTAGTAGTGTCATTGTCTTCATTGGTCTTCTCCAGTTTGTTGAGTTAGGGATTCCCTAACGTGTATTTTTTGATAAAGTTCACGAAGAATAAGAACTAAACCGTCTGATAATCCAACGCCTTCCAATTCTTCTCTTCGTTTATCTGCCCATTCAATAAGTTGATCTTCATTCATTTTGTTTCCTCCTCTTCTAAACATTGATCTTCAAAACCTTTATACTGCAACTTTTACACAACAAGCCTTCTTCGTGGGGTTCTAAGTCTTTAGGATAATCCCAACCACACCAAGAACATTCTTTATGCTCATCATAATAAAAAATTATGCTAGGCATTTTATCTCCTAGTTTTTTGTCCTTGATTTCATTTAACTCTTTATCAGAAAGGGTGTCAGCAAATACCCAATTAGTATGTCCGTATTCGATACGGCAAATATCATCTATCTGCTCTGTTATATCTCTACTCATTAGTCTTTCCTCTCTACGTTATGTACGTCATTGACGTACTGTTAAACTTTATCTGCCGCAAACATATGGGTGTTATCTCTCGCCCACTCGGTGAACAACTTGTGCGTCATAATAAGAGACTGTTTGTTGTACTTGGGTGAACGTACCCCGTTGGCAAACATGGCTTGTGCCTCTGGTGGTAACCTCTTTAGGTATGTTAACCACGCGCCAACCCATTCTTTTTCGATAGATGCCAATGTGCGATACACAATCATACACAACGCACTTGCGGTTGTCGGTATTTTCGCGCTTGTCGGACTTGTTTTGATGTCCTCTAGCTTGGGCAAGTCGTCTACCAATTTAGTATATGCAAGCATATCCATAGCACCACGCGAACCGATTGTACCGATCAACGCACTTGTCAGTGAGTTTGTAGTAAGATGTTCTCGTATCTGCATTATGTCCGATGCCTTCTCCAGAGACCTCGGTGTCACAAACTGTTCGCTTGCTCCTCGTCTTGGGTGGAAAATCCATTGATTATCTTCTGGGTTCTCCACATCTCTGAAATCTGCAAATATCTGTGGGTTCTCATTTGCAAAAGATATAGTTACAGGATCAAGGTTATTGTTTATTGCCCAAGGAATCCACTGCTCCGCTGTTGGTTTAGCCGTTTCGATCACGCAAATACGATTGCCTTGGTGCGCTTCGAGCATATCACCTAATCCCTCGTCTGATAGATTGCCTGTCGCATAGACAATACTGTCAGGGTGTAATGGTACACCGTTCACACTGCGTTCTAGCATGACACGCAACAAACCGCTTTTTACAGACTTGTTCGCTTTTGGAAACTCGTCTAACATTAGGATAACAGGTTCACCTGTGTGTACGCCAAGCGATTCGTTTGGAACCATTGTGATGCAACCCTTCTCTCGGTCATGTACTGGAACCCACAAATCACCCAAGTCTAGGCTCATGCAATCTAGGTATATAGGTTTGTGGGTTGGGAACGTATCACCCAACGTTTTCAAGGTTGACGTTTTACCGCAACCTGTGTGACCTCGCATTAAATAGGTAACTTTTTTACCCGACTCAGATATTAATTTTACTGCCTCGTCTAGGCTATTCGCATACATTGTTTGTGCTGATTTTTTCATTGGTCTTCCCTCTCTATGTTATGTACGTCAGTGACGTACTGTTTAATTTTTTCTTCCTGTTCTTCGGGGATCATATCTTCATTAATAACGTAGTCTACGGCTACATTACCTCTGAACTTTCTATACTCCTCCTCATGTTTTATGAGCAAGTTCAGTTCATCACGTAGTCGTGTGACTTCTTCTAAAGACAGACTAATTTCTGGAACGATGTAACCCTCATCAACATATTCATTTGAAGTGCCGTAAATGTTGAAGTTACAAATTGTTTCTTTTTTGTATGCTTCCATTGTAACTTCCAACATAAGTGGTTCTTCTTTGTAGCGAAACTTTTTATTTCGCCACCCTTTTCCTTTATACTTCATCTCCTCCTCCATAGTTTGGTATGGTTAAATTATTGATTTCAATTTCTTCCCCCATCATCTGTTTATGACGTGCGCTTGTAAGTAACGCTACTATTTGTGCGTCTCTCTCCTTATAGGGCATACCGCGTTGAGCCAAACGACCATACTTATATGCTTGTCGCATAAGGTCTACGACTTCGTGCATCTGGAACAACTCATTGCACTCAAAACCTGCGCGTTTTCCGATATCCATTAATCTTTTAAACTTACTCATTGGTCTTCCCTCTCTATGTTATGTACGTCAATGACGTACACTATTGTGGTTTCTTTTGGTTGAGGTCTAGTAGTTCCTCTGGGTTAGTAATTCTGGTGTAACCTTGTTTAGGTAAGGGAACGACACACCAACCTAGTCGGGCTTCTACTGCGTCATCTTCTCCACAACCTAGACAAGTTGTGTATCCAAGATCGTTCCGTCCTGATGGATAGGCGTCTCCGCATTTGTAACATATCATAACGTGTTCCTCTCTGTCTTGTTGTTGTGAGGGAATGGCGAACGATTGTCCGATGGCTCGTCTTGCCATGAGTAACGGAAATAGTCTTGCTCGTCTCCGTTCGCATCATCATGGGTGACGATGTCACTGTGCAAGTATTTGCCAGTAGTTTTGCTAGTATGTGTCATAACGTGTTCCTCTCTAAGTTATGTACGTCAATGACGTACAGGTGTGGCAACTACCTCGAAGGGTAGTCAACGACCACATGGGGTGGCTCGCAAGATCAATATAGCACATCTATCGCCAAATGTCAATACGTCACAACGAGTTAGTATAACTATCTCACAGTGGTTTTTGGTGGGTTTAAGTGGTGTTTGGTGTAATGTACTGTAATGTTCCATAATGTTCCGTTGTGGGTGTCTGTAAGTTATTGAAAATAAAGTAATGTTCCAATGTTCCATTTTTGAGGAAATTGAGGCTGACCTAAAGTGAGAGATTTGAAAACGGAACAGAGCAATCTGCGAGAGGTCTTTCTAACAAGATTAGCCATAATTTTTGTAAAATGGAACATTATATAATATATATATATATAGGGGGGTTTTTGTGACAGTACATTGCATTATGTACAACCATATACAACGTTTTACAACGAAAACATAATGTACACTTTTGGTCAAAAATTACGGAACATTATGGAACATTACCCCACATTTACGGAACATTACATGGAACATTACAAACGTGTCATATTGTATCTAACCAACTGCGGTATTATGTTCACCTGTTGTTACTGCAACACCGCTGTTGTTACGTGGGTATACATATCAAAACGTGTTATCCTGAGACGCGACGCGGAACAACAACTGGTTTCGTATTTTTACATTGTACGTCATTGACGTACACTCTTGTCTTACTGTGAGGCGCGACGCGGAACAACAACTGGTATCGTGTTTTCATGTGATACACAACCACATGGGCGGAGCTGGGGAATATCGGGCTCGACGCGGAACAACAACTGGTAT